GCTTCCTTCTTCGCCGCTTCCGCCGCGTCCCGCACCGACGCCCAGCGCCCGCGATGGACGCGCGCTTGCGGCATTCCGTACACAAACCGCGCGTAGGATGCGGTGTTCTCGACGATCCTCGACGTTTTCGACAGTTTCTTGATCCGCAACTTCTGCCGCAGATTGCCCGTCCTTCGATACCGCGATCCGGCGGGCGGGGGCGGGTAGACCTGCATCACACCGTGCGCCGCAGCCGCACCCGCGTCAAGCGCCGCCTCAATCTGCGCCAAACGAGGCAGCAGTTTGCGCAATGCGTTGTCGAGATCGACAGAGACGCTAACCCGCATTTACCCGCTCCAGTCTGACGCCGCACCGACAACGCGGGTGCGCCGGGGGCCCGCTCCGCCCGCCCCACTCGTCCTCGCGCTTGCCGTGGAGCGCGCCGCAGATCGGGCACACACGCTCGTCGTTGGCGGTCTCCCAAATCATCACATACTCCAGATTATGCTCTGCGCGCATCCCTTCACGATACGCCCGCACGCCCGCGGTCGCCGCCTCGGTCGCGGCGGTGATGGCGACGGTCTCGGCACGCTTCGATCCAACGACCGGTTCTATCATCTGGATGAGTTCGGCGCGATCCGCCCCCGGCATCCGTCGCCAAGCAGCAACCGCGCGGGCGATATAGTCGCGCGTGTACGGATAGAGCAACTCTTCCACCTGGCGGCGCGTCGCTTCCTCCGCCCAGTCCGCAAGCAGCGCATCGACGTTGACCGCAACACCGACCTCAACCCGCATCTCGTCTGCAAACAGCCGCGCAATCGTCTCGATATTGCGGCGCATCGCCGGATACAGCGCTTCGTTGAACATCTGCGCCGTAATCTCGTCTGCGCCGTCGAGCATCACCTGGCGTAGTTGCTGAAACGCGCGCTTGAGGTCGCGGTACAGTTGTACCTCGTGCGGCATCAGTTCCGGTTCGGCTTCGTCTTTCTTCAGCGACTTCGCTTCAACGTCCGCCGGCTCCTCACTTACCGCGCCGTTGACGCCCGCCAGCCGCAGCGCTGTTCTCACATCGAGACCGGCAGCAACTGCTTCCCGCGCAATCGCCAACCGGTTACGCAGACGCAGTAGTTCTTGGTCTGCCGCGTCCTCAACGAACTGCGGGAGGTCAAGCCGCGCCCGGGCTTCGTTGAGGGTCAGAACTGGTTGCCCGGTGAGGCGCTGGATCGCTTCCGCCTTCTCCAACTCCTCATTCTGCACCGCATCGATGCGCGCTTCGTTGCAGCGCAGCGTCTGGTTGTACGCGGCGAAGTGCAGTTGCAGCATCGCCGCGATCTCGCGCGCGCGGGCGAGGATTGTCAGAAGAATGAACGTCTGGTAATCGCGCCGCGCGGTCGCGTAGTTGCTCGCGCTGCTGAAGACAACCGACATCGGGACTTGGAACGCGGTGAGCATCAGTTCCGCCGCGCGTTGCAGCAATTCCGGCTGCACTGCGTCGGATAGCGTATCTCCCAACGTGACGGTTTTTATCTCGCTCGACAGTGCGAGGTGTCGGAACGCATTACGAATACCGCTCACCAACTGTCTCAACCACTGCTCGAACCGCGACCGCTCGGCGTCGGTCGGGCGCTGGGCGAACATCCACACCGTCGGGCGCACAGCGCCGCGCTCGAAGTACGCCGTCTGGTAGCGCTCGGCAGCCAGCAGTGCGCGGGCTTGCGTCAGCGCGGTCGTCACCAGCCCGACGCCGGGTTCAACTTCACTTCTTACAGACGGTTCCCAGATGTGCAGTAGTTCTGTTTCCGGTTCAAGCCGCACTTCTGTGTTGTTCACGCGGCGGGTGAACCCGACCAGCCCGCGCTTCGCGTCGGTGATGGGCGAGATGGTGCGCGGGTGCAGACGGCGGAGACCAAGCGGCGCTGCCGGATCGCGCAGCAGATACGCTGCGCCGTAGAGACACAAATCAATCTCAATCCCGCGAATAAGCGCAGCCAGTCGCTCGGCGTCGAATGCGACCAGCGTACCGCGTCGCGTCGTAATCTCCCACGGCAGCGACGCCAGCGCGTTGGCGCGCAACGTCACCGCCGTCCGCACCACCGCGACGCGCTCATACGCCGTCTCCACATCGACCGCATCACCGTCGCCGGTAAATACGCCCGTCCACGCGGTCGGAAGAAAATCCTCAAGATTGAGCGCTTTGATGTCGTAGCGCTCGCTCTGCGACAGCACCAGTTGTGCAACCGCTTTAGACATCAAACAACACCTCGGCGCCGCGCGCCGCGCCCCAGACCGCCAGCGCCAGCGCGATCACGCCGTCGTCGTGACAGCCTTCCGGCGCACTGTAGCGCATCCGACCCGACGCGCCGATCTCGACGCTGAACATCTCTAACTCGTTGAGCAGCCAGTCCAATTCCGGCAGCACAACCGTTCGCTGCTCCAGCGCCAGCGCGAGGGTGTCAATCAGCAGTGGTTTTGTCGCTGCGGTCGTCGTAAACGTCTGGACGGGCAGCCCGGCGCGCTGCAACTCTTCGATGTTCGGCGCGCCGATACTGTTCGCTTCGGCGATCACCGCGCCACCGCCGTTGCGCTTCCAGAATGCGACCAGAGCGCGGCGCTGCGCTGCGAAATCCACATCAACCAGACGCTCAACGTCAACAACGCAGCGCGTCTGCGGATCGAGCGCGGCGAATACGGTTGCGTCCTCATAGCGCCCCCAGTCCACGCCGATCACCGCTGCTTCGTTGCTGCGCTCGATTGTTCCGACGCACGCGCGAACGTTGCGGAACACCGCGCCGCCGTCGTCGAGGAACTCGGCGTCTAATTCTTGACGCGCGGCGCGTTCGGTCATTGCAGATCGCAGCAGCGCAATATCTGCCGGATCGAGACGCGGGTTGTCGTTGGTCGAACGCCGAACCGTCGCCCAGCGCGGGTCGTCAAGCGCGCTCTGGTGGATACGCCAGAAATCCCCTCGCCCTTTCGGCGTCCCGGCGAGGATCGCGCGCCCGCGCCGGTCAAGTAGTGCGGGGATCAGATTTTCGCGCCAGATTGTTTCGAGATTGCGCACCAACCCCGCCTCGTCCACCACAATCAGATCGTACCCGCGCGACCTTCCCGCGTTCTCGTTGTCGAGCGACCAGAACTCGACGCGCCCGCCGGTCGTTGTGTCAATCCGCCGTTCCGCCTTGTGCTCTTCCGCAACCGGCACGCGCAGTACGCGGCGCGTCTGCTCCCACACCGGCAGCATCAACTTGTACGTCGGCGCGAAATACCCGACCGTCTGCCGCTGCACCAACGCCGCCTCGACCAACATTCGCGCCAATAAGTGCGATTTCCCCCACCGCCGCCCCGCGCGAAGATGCACGAACCGCGCGTCGCGGGTCTGTTCCACAACGGCGCGCTGGTCGGCGTGCAATTGGGGCAAGCGTATCTCATACCGTTTTGACGAACGCCGCCTCATCAACGATCACCAGTACGCTCTGATCGGCGTTCGGGTGTTCCTCGAACTGCGACAGAAACAACCGCGCCGCAGCGACGCGCGCGCTTGCCGGCTCGTTGTCGTTGACAACGATCATAAACAGCGCACGCAACACCGCAGCGCGGGCTTCGTCTGTCAGCAGTTCGTCAACAGTCATTTGCGGTAGAACGTCTGAGCGATTGCTTTAGCCTCAACCTCACTTAGCGGGATGTGGTACGAGACGACGTACCCGAAGATGACCGCCAGCGCCGCCTGTACCTCTGACGGCAAGTCGATCCCTACGAACTCACGCAGCGCCCACGTGAGAATGATGACGGTTGCGGCGGCTAACGCGCCGTAGGTGATCTTATCCAGCGGTTGCGAAAAGGGAAGGTTCATCTCCTCCTCCTACTCCTCTTTTTCTGCGAGCGATGTGTACTCGCTCATTCTAATTATACCGGTAACGCGCCGCGTTTTCGTACACCAGATCGCGGCGGCGCGGGTGTCACAACACCGTATAGAAAGAAAAGAAGACGAGGTGTTGTGACAGCGACGCGGCGGCGGAGGAAACAAAAACCCCGCGCTTCGCGGGCGCGGGGTTTGAGGGTTGTGTTGGTTAGATGAGGTTCATCCTATGAAGCGCCGGTCGGAAATCCCGCGCCGCATTTTCCAGATCTTCGTACCAGAACAACGACGCGCGGTTGATCTCTCCGGGAACGTCCGCCCGGTCGTAGACGTGGACGAGTATGTTGCCGTTCGCCTTCCGGTATACGCGGTAGATGAGACTGCGCCGTTCGCCTCTGTCCACGTACTCTCCGAGCCTCTCGGCGCGGATTTCGAGTATCTCGTGTTCCTTATGCTCTTCCCCGATCCAGATTTCGTACCTCGGTAGTTTGCGTCGCATTTCGAGTCTCCTCTATCGTCTGTTACGCGCGCTTCGCGTCCTCGTAGCGCAGCGCCTCAACCAGTCTGCGCGCTTCCGCCTCGGTCGGTCGCCAGCCGACCGGCTCGCCGCGGTACTCGACCGCGTAGTCGCGCGTCTCGCGGTCGAACAAAATGCGGTAGTCTTGACCGGCTGCGATAACGATTTCACGCGCCGGTTGGGGCTTTGGTTGAGATCGTCGTTTCGACATCGGTGTACTCCTTTCTGATTATCGACTACGCCGCCAGTATACCACACGCGCGCCGAATCGTCAAACCCGCGCGCCGTCGTCACAACACATCATCTTCTTTTCTTTCTATACGGTGTTGTGACACTGCTGAACAAACAGAAACCGCCGGACGCGCGTCCGGCGGTTCTGGCTCTTGCGTTGGAGACTAGTCGCGCTTGACGAACGGAGTGATTGCGAACGTATAGCCCAACTGATCGCTGAACGCCAACCACCCGTCTTTGCTTCGCCGCACGATCAAGGATGAGTGCTTCCCGAACAGCCGAAGCCCACACCGCAACTGGGCGACGCTGTACCAGTGTGCGTCGTCGATGTTCCTCAAGCGAAAGAGTTCATACCCGCCGTGCGGGCTATCTACCAACGCAACGTAGTCTTTCGCGTTGGCTTCTTTCAGCGTCTTCAGTTTCGGATTGCTTGAAAGAGGAAGAACTTCCCATCCTAACGCCTTGTCGTCTAGCACCTCGACCATTCGCTTGATCGGGATTTGACGGCAGTAGAGTTCCGGCAGCGTCACTTCTCGGTACTCGCCCGCCACTTCCGCCCCGGCTTTCTCATCATACCACGTACTCTGGGCGGTTACGGTCATCCGGTTGCCGTTCACTTCAATACTTCCGATGTACGTCGCCTCCGCAAGCGCAACGAGCACCTTCACCACCTTCGGCGATAAGGAACCGCGACCGCGAAGGTACGCCGGGTTATTATACTTCTTGGCGACCAGCATTACACCGTTGCTAGCCACCATCAATCCAAAGTCAACGTGAATGCCCGGATACGGCGGCGCTTGAACGTCAAGCGCCACATCCAAGAAGCGCGCAAGTTCCGTGCTTGACATAGTGTCTCTTCCTTTCTACAACAAGAGGCGCAGCGTGCGAGGGGTTCGCAGCCGCGCCTGGGTTGTATTATGCGAATGGGTTGGTGATGCAAATCTCGAACTTGTAGATATACTCATCCAGCGTCATATCTGCGTGCGTTTCGCGCGGTTCGATATGCAGCGAGCGGACGTTTCGGCAATCCCGATCAATGTCTTGCGCGCTGACGCCGATGTTCTCGTACATATCGCCGATGTTGGCGTATATATACAGAAAACTCTGATCGCACGCATAACCGCCGTCCCACTTGCCGAACCGAACTTCGTGAACAACCGCCTTGCCATCGGTCGCCTGGTGAAATGTACGCTCTATCCTACTAAAGCGAGAGTTGCCGTCTCCCTTGTAAACAACTCCGCCAAGCCGCTCGCCGTCGAAGGTGATCCAGCGAACCAACTCATCAACCGTCGAAACGTACCCGTCCCACACGCGAATAGTCGTAGCCATAGCAGTGTTCCTTTCTGTGTTGGTGAAATCGATTACAGTTACACTATATCACAACCCGCGCGCGTTGTCAAGCCCCAATTTCAGTACGTTCCCACTCCACGCGCCCACTCGTCCGGCGTGAGCGTCGGCGCTTCGACGGGCGGCAACGCCGCGTCGCCGCGCGTCTGGGCGATGTGCTGCGGGTTGACGGCGAGGTGTATACACGCCTGGGCGAGATCGCCGAACACATACACCAGCGCCTGATCGTATGCGCGCCCGCAGCGCCGCCTGCCAGACCGTACCTCGTGCACCACAACGCGCCCGTCTGCGGTCGCGTAGAACGTCCTCTGGGCGTTGCGTTCGTCCACCCCGCCGATCTGCTCGCCGTCGAACGTAATCAGATAAACCCGCGCGTCGCCCACCGTCACGTAGCCGCCCCAGATAGTTATCATTTCCACCTCCTCTGTTAAAACAAAAAAAAAGCGCCGAACGTTCGCCCGGCGCTCCACAACGTCAACCCGCACCGCTACCTCGCCAGCGCCCACACACAACGCGCTAACGCCTCTGAGAGCGTCGCCGCATCTTCCTCATACTGCGCCAACGTGCCCAGCCCTTTGTTCCAGTACGCGACCTCGACGCGCCAACCGCCGCTGCGCTGCTCGATCTCGACGCAGACGACGCGCGGCAACGAGAACAGCGCGTCGAGCGGCTTGAGTGCGGCGGTGTGGATGTCAAGCGCGAGCGCGTCGATGGCGTCGCTTGCGCGGGCGACGGTGATGATGCGGTCGCACGCGCTCTGCTCGGTGAGGACGGCGCAGATCGCGGTTGGGGTGCGTTCAAGTTGAAGTTTCATCGCTTGTCTCCTCAAAACAACGAAGGGGCGTTCCGGTTCGACGGATGGGGCTTTTGTTTTACCCCCGCCTGCAATGCGGGCTAAACCAGACGCACTCCCGGAATCGGTTCTCGTTCGCGCCGCGCTTCCGAAGATTACCAAACCCGCCTTGTGTCGTCCAACGAAACCTCGCCCAGTCGGACGGAAACACCGCGTC